GCTTGAAGACAAGATTGATATAATCAACGGAACCTTGGGAAAGGCCTTTGGAGTCCAGGGTGGCTACATTGCTTGCGATAAGATTGTAGCTGACGCTATTCGTAGCGTAGCCGCTGGATTCATTTTTACAACGTCGATGAGTCCTGTAACTTGTAGCGGTGCAATGGCCGCTATTAAATGGTTAAAGGATCATCCTGAAGTTAGAGACAAGCATCAGGAACGTGCTCGTAAGTTAAAACATAGATTAAAGGCTGCTGGCATTCCTGTAATGGATTGTAGCACTAGCCATATTGTTCCTGTACTGGTGGGAGATGCTAAACGTGCTAAAGCTATGAGTGATGCACTACTAGCAGACTATAGCATTTATGTACAGCCAATCAATTATCCAACTGTACCCGTGGGAACGGAGCGGTTGCGTTTTGCACCTACTCCGTTTCATGATGATGGAATGATTGAAGACCTAGTGCAAGCACTAGTAGATGTCTTTAAGCGTACATACTGATTAACTGAGTTAATCCTTCTACCAAAGCCGCTTTAAGTTCGTCTTGGCCAGCTATAGATTGTAAGTCTTCGCTATTGACAATATCCTGCAATACTTCTGCGGCTTCGTCTTTAGTCATTTCGCCATTAGCCACTGCTTGCTGTACTTGTAGTGCATATTGAGCACGTTCGGCAGCCCAAGGTTGACCGCTTTGTGTTACTTCTGTTAATGAACTCATTTTGTTTTCCTTTAGAATCTAAATAGCACAGCGTGAGCGATAATATCTGCCTGCTGTGTTAGCACTTTCTTTTTCAAATCGCAGTACATGGCACTAACAGGTCCTTTATCCAAACGATCCTGATATTCTTTTACAGTTGTAGCCAATACTGCATTTAGTTTTTGCATATCCGGTGTACCTTTGCTTTGACTATATAAATCAAACCATTCCACTTGCGATGCAATAACATTCAACTGTGCCTTTTGATCTCCAGCACAATCTAAATGACGTGTGGATAACTGTAAATCAACTGCCGCACGACTTTGATTGTCATCCCATTTACTAGGAATCATACTGCATCCACTTAATGCTACTAATGCTATCAATAATAACTTTTTCATTTTTTATGCCCTCTACGCATGTTAAGTTGCCAACGTGCTAGTTGTCCTTTGCGACCTTTAGCATGACTGGCTTTTTCTAATTCACTCATACTGGCACCCTTACGTATGCCATGTCTTTGACTATCTCCAGGACGACCTGGACCTTTACCATCTGCAAAGTTTTCATCTACATTATCCAAAAATGTATCTGCAAACTGCTGACATATTTTACGTATCTTTGGATTTTGTGTTTCCATTAAATTGTAATGCCTGTGATCTTCTTTGCCTGTGTGTTGTGTAGGATCCATGTAACCACAATAAACTTTTTTAATACCATTAGCATTAATAATATCTGCACATGCAGGACCGTCACGCTCGTCCATGTGTTTATTACAAGGACTTAATGTTGTAATTATTAATGTACCTTCTGGTATTTCTCCATACTTAGCTTTGAAATCCATAATGGCCGCATGTTCGGCATGTATACGTCCATGCTTACCTGGACGATTGACACGAGCCAGCCAAGGATGTTTTAAACTTAGAACACCAGCGGCTACCATACCGTAATCTTTGTCTAGTGTTTGTGCTTCAGTAATCATACGGCAAAGTTCTGCAAGATATTTGTCTAACTTTTCATAGTTACGTATTTCATAGTCAGTACGTTGTGGATCCATATCTAATGCTTCTTCGCCTACTAACTTATCGGTAGCGGCACGTACACCTTTTGGTGCTTTGTCCGTTCCACGCAGTTGTCCTGCTATACCTGCTTTTTGTCCAACTTTTTCTCCAGCAAACGGAAACTTAGGAGTTACGCCTTCATTGGTTCTATGGTACTCGCTGGCTTTACCGTCTAAACTTACATGCCACGCATAAAATTTAGTATCTGGATATTCTTTCTTAAGTTCTACAAATGAATGTAAATTAGGTATAGCATCATCGTACATGATAGCTTTGGCATAGTTACCTTTATCTAATAACCCACGTATAATGATCTTTTTCTTTTCTTCTGTTTGCATTTTGCCTGTCATATTACCTGCACGATAAACATGAACCTTACTCATATCTACACCGTATTTGCGGAACGTATCTAGAAATAATTCTCTATCGTTGAAGTCTGCACGAGCTGTAACCATAACAACTTTATTACCTGTGGCAATATCGTTTTTAAGTTGATCTATCATTGGTATGATAGGTTTTGATTTTTCAAAGAATTCACGTGCATCACGAAAGTCTCCAAAGTCAAAACTTTCGCCTGGCTGTAATTTATAATGTGTGAACTCGTGACTGTTAAGACTTTTAATAACTCTGTTGTCTTTAATAACATGCACTTTAGTTTGTGTATGAACTAGTGTATCATCTATGTCAAATATCACTAGTTTGTTGGCATTTAGTTCACTGATCTTCATATGGTAATCCTAACATGCCGCACCCAAGACGAGAACAGCCATTAAACAGGGCTGTAAGGATTAATAGGACGATCGGTGCCATCGTCTTCTGGATAAACTGGGTAATCATTTGGGACATGCATATATTTAACCAAACCAACCTATGCGTTTGCCCTCTGATTTGCGTTGATCATATTCTTCTGGGGTTTTAGGATAAGCCATTGCCCACCATGCTACTAAAGCCATAAAGATACCTGTACAAACAACTGCTTTGACATTGTGTGTAGTGAACCACATGATGACTAGGCTAGAGTCCATAGTTATAACCATGAGCCAACGAGCCTTAACTGGGAACACACGCTTCTCTGCCCAACCTCTTAGGAATGGTCCAAAGATTTTGTGATTCATCAACCAGTTGTGCATACGTTCACTGCCTTTGGCAAAACAATAGGCCGCACCCACCGTAGGAGTACTCCAGGGAATACCGGGAGTAATTAATCCTATATAGGCTAACCCTAGGAGTAAAAATCCTAGAGTACACCATAACGCTTTTTTTAATTTAGAAATTGTAGCCATTCTTGATACCTTACGTTGAAGTCCTGCTTCTTACGCTTATTTACTAGTTCGTAGAAGTCTGGCTTGTAAGGTTTGATCTTTGGCTTCCAACCCTTTGTGGTATCACTCTTATTTGAGTTACATGGAGCACACGCTGTTGTACAGTTTTCCCAGGTGCTCTTACCGCCCTTTGAAACTGGCATTACGTGATCTAATGTTGAGTCTTTACGTTCAACATGAACACCGCAGTATTGACATTGACCGTTGTCTCTAAGGTAAACATTACTACGGCTAAAACGAACTGTAACTTTTGGTTTCATGTATTCACGCAACATCATAACACTTGGAACTGGAGTTTCCCAAGTGGCAGAGTGAACGATCCAATTATCGTGCCAAAATAATACATCAGCCTTGTCCAAGACCATGTATTTGATCGCATCTTCCCAAATCAATGTGCTTAATGGCATGTATGAAACAGGATTACCGTCAGCGTTGAGTAGCAGAGTATCTGCCATTTTGATTACCTCTTTTAGTTGTGTTTACAGACCCAACTTAGAAGTTTAAATTATAACTTCACTTTGTATTTAAGTCAATATCGATTACAATAAGATGCTATGGGCAAATTCTGCACCACTTCGATCCAAAGCACTACACCATTGATCTTTACCGTCTTCCTCAAATACTAAATTCAAATCCGATGTTGCTGTACACCAGCTGGTATTTTGATTCCACGGGGGAATTCCTTTAATCTCGCTAATTAGTTGGTTCGCTCCCCAACCAGCCATTCCTAAAAATAATCTGTATTTGTTAGGAATATCTCCCATGGCTAATCTAGGCAATATATCGTCGGCACTGCTTACACTTAACATTTCGTTAACGTACATTGTGTTCTTACTTTTCCATTCGTTGGTATGTAAGAAACTTAGACTCTGTGAGTTCACTGGACCGCCGACATAAACATACCCAGGAAGATCTATGGACAATCCTAATTGTATACCAAAATCTTTTAGTGTAGTATCACTGCGTTTGTTCAGTACAACACCAACACTGCCTTGTGCGTGATGCTCTGTTACCAGTATAACTGATTTGTGCCAAAAGTTACCTTTTACGATCGGAGGTGCGATTAATAAATTACCTAATAAGTTCATGCAGATATTTATTATCCGCGATAGGCATTGATAGTTTTTTTAACATCACCTACTGTGAAAAACTTTTTACTTCCCGGTTTGCCTTTAGGACCGCCATTGCTGAATGCAGGATTCTGTTGCCAGATAGCATCCATACTTAATCCAGTTTTACCTAGTTCACCGCCGCCTTGTTGTCCTAGTACAGTATCTTCAGGAGCATAAGCATACGCTGGCATAAATGTTATCATATACATTGTGCCTAAATCGCTACCTGGTTTAAGGCCGTTCATTTTGTAAAATTTGTACACATAATCTAGTTGCTGAATAGCAGTCATCTGTGCTAATTCTTCCGAACTTGTTCCTAAGTCACGTGCAGTATCTGGCATAAACTGAATTAAACCTACTGCTTTGTGTGATGAGCCGCCTTGATATCCGGTTTTCAGTCCACTTTCAAATTTCATAATACGCATTAACTCTGAAGGTTCGACTCCAAGGTTGTTTGCTATTAAATTAACTTTTTTGTTAAAGTCTGAATCTTGAATTACACTAATATCGATATTTTGAGAACGAGATCCTTTACGTGCAGACGGACTTACATCATCCTCTGTACTCTTAGAAAATTTAATATTTGGATTGCTAGCAATTGCCTTGTTAAGAGCGGCGATTGTTTCAGGACCCGGATCTCCGTCTACTCTGATACTAGCTTGAGTTTGAAACTTTTTAACTGCGGCACTTGTTAACGGACCTTTAATACCATCTACTCCATCTTTATTACGACCTAAGTTACCTAGTTCTTCCGGAGTGGTAATATTCAATGCTAATAATGCTTTTTGCACATCGGCTATTTCAGGACCAGAACGGCCTTTAGGAACTGATAAAACAATACCAGCATCCTCTTTTATAAGAGTTTTAAATTCGTAAAATCTCATCTTTGATCTTTCCTAGTGCCATAGTCTGGCAATGGTCCGCCGTAGGTTTTGCCTTTGATCTTTTTACCACCTACTGTAATACGAGTCTTTGTAGATCCATGTCCAATCAAATGACTCTTGTTGCCGTCACGAGCACGTAGTCCCTGACTCTTGCAACTGGCTAAATTACTAGCACCTAAATCACTGTCTGGACGGCCACTTGTACACAATGCACGTGATGCCTTACCACGTTCGTCCAATTCTATCTCATGTGACTCACCGCAGAATTCACATTCGCCAATATGTTTATCTATACCTCGACTATTACGTCCGCCCTTTTTACGTAGCAGAGCAAGTTCTTGTATGCCATGTCGTATCTGTTCAATATTCATAGCCAACTCATCAAAATTACGAGCAATGCCTTCCCAAGTTAACGCATCATCCGAATTGGCTCTTTGTGCTAATTCTTTTAATTGGCTAGAAGCACGTAGCATACGAGTTTTTAACTTAGCAGGATTGGCTCCTTGATGTCCATAAATCATAGGATTCATTGGCTCAGCTGGATCCATTTCAATAGGAGCTTCGTCTAAGGGAACACTCTTTTTGTGTTTGGCTTGACGTGGAATCTGTTCAGCACGTTTTGGATTCTTATGGGCGCCGCTAGCACCGCCACCGATTGCCGCATTAGAATTTTTAGCAACAGGATTGTTAATCGGTTGCTTGGGCTGTTTAGCCTCGTTGAGTAAGTCAGACATCTTCATAGTAGTGTATTTATTCTACTACTGTGTCAGGAACTCAAATACGTTAAGCCATTTACGTTTGCCTACTGTGTCTTTTAAATGTGTTAAATCAGCCTTAGTTTTAACACGCATACGAGCAGATTCTGACAAAGGAATTGGTTCATATTCTATTGTTGCGCCTTCTATTTCAGCAATCTCTTCTGCAATATCTAAGAAACTGTGTGCTAGTCCAGATCCACAGTTCCAAATACCAGATCCTTTAACAGTTTTAATAAAATCTATGTGTAAACGGCAAACATCTCCGACCCAAGTCCAATCACGTTTAATATTCTCGGCACCTTCCCAAACTGTAATTTTACCTTCTTTACGGGCCTGTGTTCGCCACTTGTGTATGGCATTGGCTCTGCGTCCTCTAAGGTGCATGTACTTGCCGTAGACATTAAAATAACGAAACCCTTGTACATAAATGTGTACATCTTGCTGAAACACCCAGCGATCAAATAGGTATTTGCTCCATGCATAGGCTGTTTGCGGATTACACGGAGATGTTTCGCTAAAATCTTTAGTGTTGCCATACACGCTACTTGAACTGGCATATTGTAAATTTACACCATGTTGATTACATTCATTAAACAACCATTGACTAAACTCTAGGTTCTGTTTCATTATGGCATCTACATCTGTACAAGTCATATCAGAAATGGCACCTAAGTGTATTACCCAATCGTATCCAGTAACATCTGGTCTTTCAACAGGATGCCATTCGTATCCATCAACATGCCAGCCTTCTTCTTGTCCAAGCCAAGCCAGCATATTTTTACCAATAAAGCCTTCATGGCCTGTAACTAATATTCTCATGCAGGTATTTACTATCTGTAACCGTTATGGTCACCATTTCTTTTGCTTTTTTCTTTGTGGCAAATTGGACATAATTCGTCTAAATTTTTTGTGCGATTATCGTGACAATCGCCATTTTTATGATCTACTTCGGTGGATATTTTAAATCCAGATTTTTTTACTAATTTCCAATCAATTACACAAGGGAATCCTAAATGCCCGTCTGTGTTAGAACATATATTTTTTTTAAATCTTGTAACACCTTCGGCTAACGGATAATCCTCATAACTATTTTTATGACAAGTTCCACAAAATACTCTGTATCTTACACCCGGTTCACCCACTCGTCCTTTCATAGGAACTGCATAAGAATTACAACCTAAGTTAATACATAATGGTCGCTTGTCTCCGACAGGTTTACCGTATGTTGCAAAAAAACTCATATAACCTTTCTTTGTTAGGATAGATTAATTATATAATCAGACTGAGAACATGTCAATCAATAAAAAGGACTCTTTCGAGTCCTTTTAATCTAACTAATTTAAATTAACTAATTACAATGTGATGCCCATTGCGGCAGCCTTGTAGCCAAGAGCAACAATATTACGGCTTGGGCGACCCAATTCGTAAGTTGTAACTGTAACACCATTTTTAGCCTTGTGGCTGTTAGCATAAACGGCATAACCATGAGCACGGATGCGTGATGCTTCTGCACTGATGTTCTTGATACCAAAACGCTTAACTGCTTCTGAAGCTGTTACTTTTTGACCTTCTTGCAAAGCTGTGAATAGCTTGTAAGTCTTAGTTGTTTTTGAAATTGCTTTCATCTTTGTTTCCTCTTTAGATTATGCTGAAATTTATCAGCTAAGACTATTGTAACAAAGTGTTAATATATTTTCAAGCTGTTTGGCTATCTTTCTTTAATTCAGGATGCCAAAATGTCTTGCCTGGGAAACGTTGTCTAGCTATTCTAGCGGCCTGTTCTATATCATGTGCTTGCGATAGGAACTCGCCAGTCAATTTATTGTAGGCAAATATTTGTCCGTTGACTTCCTCTAACTCTAAAGGAATCGCATCAATTGGAAAGTCTAAATCTTCTGAGGTTTCGGCCTGTTCAACTATTTTGAGTTTAGTAATGACATCTTGTATGGTATTCGGATCGTTAGCCAATACTTTTAATACATTCAACGTACCAATATGTGTTCCAACTGCTTTACCTAACCAAAATGCAACTGAACAGCCGCATATCCATAAAATCCACGTATCCATAATATTCTCCGGTTAAGATATTTACTAAAATTAGTCTTTCATGCTTTCTAACATAGCGATTTTACCAATTTTGGCACCAAAATCTTCATCATTACTGATAATATACAGATCATGGAAGTTACGATCCTTTTGACGATCAAAACGGGTAAACTCTACAATCTTGCCACCACGAGCGTTGTAGACTTTGAAACGCATGGTAGGATCACTACTCATATGTTCGTGATCTTCCTCTATGGAAATAGCATTGGCGCCGCGTAGTCTAGCCTGCTTTACTGAGTTATCACTCATCAACCAATTTCTTAACTTATCTTTTAACCAA